ATAGGAACTGGACTTTTAAATTAGAGTTTCTAACTACTCGCCGGTAGTTAGCTGTTAGGCAACTCACAATAATGTGACCCCTAAATTAACGACAACGTGGCTACTCGTATTTACGACCCCACAAGGAGGAAAAATGGCAAAGACAGAAGATAATACTGAAGTCACTAAAAACGAAAATCAAATACCGGAACCCACTCCTTACAAAGGACAGTATCGGAAAGATGTTTACACCGAAGAACCAGAACAAAAAGCAGAAGAGCAAGACCCTTCGCAAGAAGCTACTCACGAGCAATCTGGATTTATGTCTGGCAGTGCAAAACAACCACAGCACGATTTTAAAAAACGTTATGATGATTTAAAATCTCATTATGATAGAACTCTTGCTGAGAATAAACAGAAAGTTGAAGAGTTAGAGGCCAAGTTGAAGGTCGCTCAACAACCACAGTTTAAACCTACCAAAACAGATGATGAACTTAAAAACTTTAAAGATAAGTACCCAGATGTTTATGGTGTGGTTGAGACAGTTGCACATAAGCAAGCTGAAACAAAATTACAATCACTTCAAACAGAAATTAAAAAACTGCGTGAACGTGAAAATAATTTAGTTGTTGAGTCTGCTTATAAAGAACTGTCAAATGCACATCCCGATTTTGTTGAGTTAAAAGATACACCAGAATTTTTAGATTGGTTGAACAAACAACCTAGTTCTATTGCTGATGGTGTAACAAAAAATAACACAGATTCAAAATGGGCAATCAGAGTTGTAGACCTTTTTAAGTCTGATGCAGGTATATCAAAGTCAAAAACCAAGTCTAAGTCTGCCGCCGAGGCTGTCACAAGAACATCTTCAAAAAGTGTTAATGTTGACAACAAAGACGGTAAGAAGGTTTGGAAGTCTTCTGAAATTCTCAAATTAAAACCTTGGGAATATGCAAAAGTCGAACAAGAAATAGACACCGCACTGCGTGAAGGTCGTGTAGTGCGAGACACAAAATAACCCTTAACTTTGGGAGGCTAAAATGGCATTTTCAAATGCGGCTGGTTACTCAAATTTATCGCAAGGTAATTTCGTACCAGAAATATATAGTCAAAAAGTTTTAAAATTTTTCCGTAGGTCATCAGTTGTAGAAGATATAACTAACACAGACTACTACGGCGAAATCGAAAACTTTGGCGACACAGTAAGAGTCATTAACGAGCCAACGATTACAGTATCTTCTTACAATAGAGGCTCTGTTATTAATACCCAAAACTTAGATGACAATCAGTTTACACTAACTGTAGATACAGCAAATGCTTTTGCATTTAAAATTGATGACATTGAAGAAAGACATTCACACTTAAACTTTGAAGCGTTAGCTACCTCTTCTGGTGCTTACTCTTTAAAAAGAAAGTATGACAGAGATGTCTTAGAAGCAATTCAAGGTGCATCAGGTATCAACACAGGTACTGCTGTAACTCCGTCTGGTTCATCTGCAGGTGACACTGTAGTGAACGCAATTTCAGAAGCGGCTAGAATTCTAGACGACAATGAAGTTCCAGAAGAAGGCAGATGGATGGTTGCACCACCTAAGTTATACGAAGTATTAAAGACAGCAGGTTCTAAGTTTTTAGAAGTACAGGTAACTGGTATGGCAGAATCACCATTATTAAATGGTAAAGTTCTACCGGGCCCGGTACATGGCTTTAATTTATATAAATCAACTGCACTAAATCTAAGTGGCACAGATATTATTACAGCAACTGGAACATCAAACCAGTTTAAAGTATTATTTGGTCATATCTCTTCAGTGGCTACTGCTTCGCATATTGCGAAAACAGAAGTTGTAAGAGATACAGATTCTTTTGCAGACATCATTAGAGGATTACACGTTTATGGACAAAAAGTATTGCGTACAGAAGCGGTAGTAAGAACTTTAATGACAATGGCGTAAGGAGGATAACACCATGGCAACATATAATGTAACTGGGCCGGGTGGAACAACTGGTCATCCATCAGTAGTTCGTAGACCTTACCTAGTAGAAAATACGATTGACATCTCTGCTATCAATGGTGATAGTGGAGCGGCACAAAACGATGTATTACAGGTATTAGATATCCCTGCAGAAACTTTAATTATGGAAGCAGGTATCGAAGTATTAACAGCGTTATCAAGTAGTGTTACTTTAGATTTAGGTATCACTGGTGGAGACGTTGACAGATATGTCGATGGAGATACTAACGCTACAGGTTTCTCTGCACCAACAGCTACAGCTAGAACAGTAGTTGCAAGTGCGGATACTCTTGATGTATTAGTTCTTAGTGCGGACTCAACTGCAGGAAAAATCCGTGTATTTGCAGTCCTATGTGACGTGTCTGGCGTTGAAGAAAGTGACTTAAACACTGACTCACAACACGACACTGGCTCGTAAGATTAATATAATAAGGGGGGCCTTAGTGCCCCCTTTTAAAATATAAAATGATAAAAGTAGCAATGGCCATAATAATAACATCAATGCCGAATTGGCCATCGGTAAAGTATCAAGGATATTTATATCCAGACATGGAAACATGTTTAACATCTACAGAGATGTATGTAGAAGAATTTAAAGCATATGCAGATAGTCAAGGAGATTATGATGCTCATTTTAACTCTATATGCTTTGAAGTCGATGCTTATCCTATAGAGGGATTTAATCAAATACAATTAGGAATATAAATGGCAATTTACGATTTAAGAAAAAAAACACAAGCTAGTACAGGACAAAGAACTATAAAAGATGAATCATCTTGTAACTGTTCAGAAAAGATTGTTGAATTACAAAGAGAGCTACAACAATTAAAAAATATGATACAAAATAAAAAACCAATGATTGTAGATGCACTGGTTGTAGAAGATGAGAAAAGAACATAAAAATCCTAAAGGTGGTTTAACAGCCGCAGGAAGAGCTTACTTTAAAAGAAAGGAAGGTCTTAACTTGAAGGCCCCGGTCAAACGGGGAGATAATCCGAGAAGAGCGAGCTTTCTAGCCAGAATGGGAGCTAGCAAAGGGCCAGACTATAAAATAGTAAAAGGTAAAAAAGTTCCAACTCGAAAGCTGTTGTCGTTAAGACAATGGGGAGCATCCTCATCTGAAGACGCTCGTAAAAAAGCAAAAGCTATAAGTAAACGTAACAAAGCAAAAAAGGGCAAAAAATGAAAAAAGGTTTATATGCTAATATTCACGCTAAAAGAAAACGTGGTGAAAAGATGAGAAAGAAAGGTGCTAAAGGTGCACCTACTGCGGCACAGTTTAAAAGAGCTAAACAAACAGCAAGAAAAAGATAATGCCACTTAAAAAAGGTAAGTCACAAAAATCAATATCTTCTAATATTCGTAAGATGAAAAAAGAAGGTAAGAAACCTATGAAACAAATTATTGCTATAGCATTAACTGTAGCAGGAAAGGTAAAACCAGATGCCCGCAAAAAGAAAAAGAAAAAAGGCAAAAAGAAAGTTTCCTCCCGTTCCAAAAACTAAAGGTGGTGTACCTACTAAGTATGTTAGAGGTGCAAAAAATCCTAAAGCACGAGAGGCAGAAATAAAAAGAACAGCTAGACTTTATAAAGAAGGAAAGCTAACACCTGCAATGATGAAAGCTATAAGTAAAAAAAGGAGCAAAGGATGAGCAGTAAACAAGCAGTTATTGATAAGTATCACAAATCAAGTGGTATATCTAAATCTACGTTGAGTAAAGTTTACTCAAGAGGAGCGGCGGCATATTTTTCAGCAGGGTCAAGACCCAAAGTTTCACAGCATGCATGGGCATCAGGGCGTGTGCGGAGTTTTGCGACTGGGAAAGGTGGAGCTAGAAAAGCAGATAAAGATTTATTAAGAGGCGGAAAAAAGAAATCAAAATCAAAAACCGTTAAAAAGAAAAAAAGGTAGTGGTCGAAAAGGAGGTAAGTATGTGTGAATATTGCGGCATGGGATGTGGCGGCTGTAGAGGATAGTTGTGGCAGACCCTAAAAAAGGTACAGGTAAAAAACCAAAAGGTAGCGGCAGGAGATTGTACACGGATGAAAATCCTAAAGATACAGTAAAAATAAAGTTTGCAACTCCTGCTGATGCAAGAGCTACAGTAGCTAAAGTTAAAAAGGTAAAGAAACCTTTTGCCCGTAAGATACAGATACTTACAGTAGGAGAACAAAGAGCAAAAGTAATGGGAAAAACTCAAGTCGTGAGTATTTTCAAGAAAGGAAAAGAAGCTCTAAGAAGAGCAAAGAAAAGAGGGTAAATAACTAATTTTCTTGACAATACGCTAATTTAGTGTATAATATATAAAGGGAGTCATGACAACAACATATTTAACATTAGTTAATAATGTCTTACAAGAAATTAATGAAACTACGCTAACTTCTGGTAATTTTAGCAGTAGTAGAGGTATACAGACAGCAGTAAAAACTTTTATTAACAAGTCCATTAATGACTTTTATAATGCAGAGTTAGAATGGCCTTGGTTGTACGTGTCCACCACCCAAGACACACAAACGGGTGTGAGACTATATGATTTACCCGGCGGAAGTACCCCCACTTACCGAAAACTGGATTATGATTCATTTAGGCTTACACCCAAAGAATTAATTACAAATACAGAGTTTACTAGCAATATTACTAGTTGGACAACTGTATCTGGCACTCCTGCTTACAATTCTGCAGGTAATGGTAGATTAAGATTAAATAGTGCTGAAGCAACACAATCTATTAGCACTGTATCTGGTAGACCATATCGTGTTAATCTACGAGTGTTAGACCCAAGCTCATCTGGTAGTTCTGTAACACTAAAGATAGGTACATCATCTGGTGGCACAGAAATATCATCAACAGCATTAACAGTTTCTAAAACTGGTGATGGTTTAGCAAAAACTGTATCGTTTGATGCAACTGCATCTACCACGTTTATTAGTTTAGCAAATACATCATCTAATAATTTAGATGTAGATTATATTCGTGTAAGAGAAGATACACCTTCTACAAAACTAATGTATGTTTCTTATGATAGATTCTTACAAGAGTTTGCAGAGCGTGACTTAAACGAAGATGAAAGTGTTTATGGTAAACCTGTTTATGTTTACAAAACACAAGATAATCAAATAGGATTTAGTCCTATACCAGACCAAGACACTTACACTGTTGCATACGAGTATTACAAAACACACAGTGATTTATCGGCGGCAACAGACACAGCTTTACACTATGCACGTTTTGATGGCGTAGTTGTAAATAGAGCAAAGTATTACGCAATGATACTTCGTTCAGACTTACAAGCATCACAATTTGCAAATGCAGAATATGAACGTGGTGTAAGACGTGCAAGAGTAGAAGTTATTAATAGACGAGATTCAATGCGAGACCATCGTGTTAATTTTGGTAGACGTGTAGCAGGAGGATTATCTTACTAATGGCTACGCAGACTAAACCAATTATTGTTAGTTTAGGGGGCGGGTTAGTATTAAACAAAGATGTTTTTTCTATGCAACCCGGTGAAGCATTACAGCTTCAAAACTTTGAACCAAATATTAGTGGTGGATATTCAAAGATACTAGGAACAGGAAAGTATAATACAAATATAGTTCCACAAGTATCTAGCTCTTCTGAGAGAGTTGTAATGTCCGCAATATTTAATGACGTGGTATTAGCGGCACGAGGCGGAACAATAGTTAGAGGTAGTTCTGGTTCTGGTAGTTGGACATCAACAATTACAAGTTTAGGAACACCAACAAGAAATTACGAGTTTAGAAAATTTAATTTTGATGGCACAGAAAAAATTGTTATTGCAACAGGAACATCAAATCCACAAATATTAGATGCATCTTTTAGCACGACTAATGTAAATGCAACTGGAACATCAAATTTTAAATTTGTAGAAATATTTAAAAACCATTTATTTTTTGCAGGACATAGTTCTAACGAGCAAGAAATAAGTTTTATGGGCCCATTTCAAACTAATGATTTTACTAGTGGGAATGGTGGTGGAACTATTAAAGTAGATACTGAAATAGTTGGACTTAAAGTTTTCCGTGAAAATTTATTTATATTTGGAAAAGATAAAATATTTAAATTATCCGGAACAGCTCTAGCAAACTTTGCGGTAGCACCTGTAACAAGAAATATTGGTTGCATAGATGGTGGTAGTATACAGGAGCTTGCAGGTGATGTTGTATTCTTAGCACCAGATGGTTTAAGAACAATTGCAGGTACAGCAAGAATTGGTGACGTAGAATTAGGAACAATATCAAAGCAAGTACAAAAACGTATTGATGATATTACAACACACAATATTAATTCGTTAGTAATAAGAAGTAAATCACAATACAGATTATTTTTTCCTACGAGCACATCACAAGCAGAGCAGGCGGCACAAGGTTTAATAGCAGTAATAAAAACAAATCCTGCTACTGGACAATTAGGATTTGAGTATGCAGATATGAAACAAATAAAAGTATCAGCATGTGATTCAGATTTTATAAGTGGCACAGAAACAATTGTTCACGGCGGTTATGATGGTTTTGTTTACAAACAAGAAACAGGTAACGAACTTACAAGAGCAAGCACTACTGCTACGATAGATAGTTTTTACAGGTCTCCAGATTTGCATATGGGAGACCCGGGTATTAGAAAAAAAATGCAACGTGTTATATTTAACTATGACAATACAGGAAACGTATCTGCAACATTTAAATTAGTTTATGATTTTGCAGACCCAGACTCACCACAACCAAGTGCGTTTTCTTTAACAACTGGTGCAGGTGTTGCCCTTTATGATTTAGCGGCAACAACTTATGGAACAGCAGTTTATGATTCATCTGGTGCATCACTTGTTAGACAACCTGTAGAGGGCAGTGGCTTTACAGTAGCAGTGAGATTAGATGATACATCAACTAATCCACCGCTAGAATTAAAAGGTTACGAAATGGAATTTATACCGGGAGATAGAAGATAATGGGAGATACATATACAAGACAGAGTTCGGGTGATATTACTTCGGGTGCTACTATTGAAGCATCACATTTTAATAATGAATTCGACCAATTAGTATCAGCCTTTGCGGCATCATCTGGACACACACATGATGGCACTACAGGTGAAGGTGGCCCAGTAACAAAGTTATTAGGCAACACTTTAACATTTGGTGCAGGCACTGCAGGAACAGATATAACAATTACATTTGATGGTGAAACATCAGATGGTGTTTTAAAATGGATGGAAGATGAAGACTACTTTGAGTTTTCAGATGACATACTTGTAGCTAGCACAGAAAA